CACATAGCCCGCAAACACATTTTTTTAAACTTTTCGTAAAGGAAAAAAATTATGAATATCATGAAACTGAAAACCGCAGCGCGTAACGCCGCTGCAACCGTAGCAGTAGCCGCAATGTCTGCTCCAGCTATGGCAGATTCAAACTTGCTCGATACCGCTTCTACAGAAATCGGCGCACTGAAAACAGGTATTGTCGCATTCGGTGTTGTTGTTGTAGGCATTGCGATTGCTATCGTGTCAATTGGTCTGGTTAAACGCGTGATCAATAAAGCATAAGGTTTGATATGGGATATCGAGTAGGCCAAATCTGTTATGGTACGCAGATAGAAGCTCAAAATCATGTGATGTCCCAAGTCATTCCGACAATCGATAAAGACGGGGTGTTAAATCACCCTGTTTTTATTGGTTCGGCATGGGAATATCACGGAAGTCAAGTAAAACTCAACTTTCCTCAGTGCAATAATCAAGATTTTTATGATCAGGGTAGGGAGTTGGGACAGTCTATGTTACTTGCTTTTATAGGTTTATTTATTGTCGTAGTTTGCTTAAAAGTCGTAAAACTGGCCAATATGCAAAATGACGAATAAAAGGGAAAAGGAAAAATGAATGATACCCGAAGTTTATTTTATTCTCGGCGTTTTGCCTTACGCAGTCGCCTGCTTGTGCTTGTATGTTTTGGCGCGCAAGTTTTAAGTCCTTTAACAGCGTTTGCAGAAGTCGGCCTTCCTCCGCCGGTACAACATCAAAATGCAGGTTTCCCAAGTGACCAAGCCTTGCAACGTCGTGGCTACGATCCAAAAACAGGCATTTGGAAAGTTGATGTACAAAACAACGGCAAACCGACAGTAACTAAAAATGGCGGAAATATTAACGGTAGCCAAGGAAAAACCGTAACGGTTACAGGCCGATATGGCGAAACTGGAACAATGGGAACAACTGTTAATCAACGGGTGAACGTTGGTAAAGTTGAAACTGTATTGGGTGGGACATTGGCAGGTGCTACTGCTGTGGGTGGGGCTATTGGTTCTGATTATGCAGCTTGGACATATAGAGATATAAAAAATGGCGATTGGGCTATGGCTGCTCGTAATGGTGTTGGTGCAATTCTGACAGGTTTATCTAAACTGGATATTACTGGGCTTGGATCAGGAATTAATACTTTTTTAGATAAAACAGGATTAAGAGATGGGGCGTCACAAGAACAAATATCTAATGCGGTTCAGAAAGCAGCCCAAGCCCAACGCCAAGCAGAAGCCGAAGGCAACTATCAAAAAGCAGTAGCTGAAGCAGCAGCAAAAAAAGCAGCAGAAGCAGCACAAAAAGCGCAACAAAAAGACCAACAGAAGAAAGAAGAACAGAAGAAAGACGAAGAAGCAAAAAAGAAAGGATTATTGAAATATCAATTAATAGTAGAAGTCGATGGGTCATATTCAAACTATGTTTTTTATGCTCCAGATGGTTATAGATTGAGTGGTTCTGATGATAATACTTTAGACCATGCACCTGCTTATATGGGCAAATTTGTTTCATCCTACAATATTGATATAGGTAAATCCGCATCTCCATCACAAATTAAAGTAAGTACGCCGTCTGATAAGCATGTTTATGTTAGATGGACCTCATATAAAGAAGGTACAGTTCCCAAGTCCGAAGAAAAGAAAATTGCACAAAATCAAAGTGAAGTAAAAGCAGAAGATTTTATGCTGACACAAAAAGAAATTTTAGACATTCTCAAACGTATGCTTGAAAACAATCAGACAAACCATGCCGAGCTGATGAACCAACTGGCAAAAATGGGCGTTATGAATCAATCTGCCGAGCCAAGCACATTTAGTCCCGACACCGCACTTAGTGCGCCATATACACCTGAAGGCAGCAGCACTCCCCAACAGACAAGGTTTAGGATGAATCAAGACGGCACTGTAGGCGTTGATTATGTGCCACGTCCAGATTTAAAGCCAAACAGTCCAGAAGCACCGAATAAGCCAGAAAAGACAACACCGAGCAGACAGGAGAGTCCGGACACGCCAAACGCACCAAATAGCCCTAATTCTCCCAATACACCGAATGAGCCGAACAGTCCGAATAGTCCAAACAATCAACAAACGCCAAAACAGCAAGAAAATGGCTTATGTTCACTTTTTCCAAATATCGCAGCGTGTGCAGATATGGGCAACGCAGAAGAAAAAGATCTAAACATTCCGCAAAACGATCAAGATATAGGCACTTTGAAACCGTTGGAACACTTTCAGACAGATGGCGTTTGTCCAAAGCCACAATCATTTGATTTTGGACTGTTCGGACGTTTTGAGATGGGTTATGACACAATTTGCGACATTGCACGAAAAATCAGGCCAATTTTGATTCTAATATGCATGATAAGTTGTAGTTGGGCTGCATGGTCGGCAGTCAAGGAGTTGTAACATGTGGAGCAAATTGTTAACTGCAGTATTGACAACCGTAGCAGGAAAAATCATGGCCGCTTTTGGTCTGTCGTTTGTAACTTATGTAGGGGCAAACGAACTGCAACAGAAGTTATTAAGCTATGTGACAAATCAAATAGGCGGTATATCTGATGATGCCTTACAAATACTTTATATAACAGGCATGGGAGTGTGTCTTAATTGGATATTTGGCACTTTTGCATTTATTGCATCGCTTAAATCGTTTGCCAAACTCTCGGCAGTTATGTCAAAAAAATAAAACAGATAATTAAAAAGGAGATAAAAATGTTGTATCTGATAACAGGCGTACCTGGTTCGGGCAAAACATTAAAGATGATCTCAGACTTGATGACAAGAGACGATTTAAAAAATCGTCCGCTTTACCTTGATGGAATTCCCGAAGTTGACGGCCAAATCATCCCAAATCTGCCGATCCCAGAAGGCGAAACCATGCAGACATGGCACAAATGGGCACCTACTGGCGCGATTCTCGTGATCGATGAGTGTCAACGCGTATTCCGTCCACGCCCAAGCGGTTCAAAAGTCCCCGATTATGTCGCTGAACTTGAAACACACCGACATAAAGGCATAGACATTTTTTTATTGACACAACACCCACGGCTTATAGATGCCAATGTCAGAAGCCTGATAGGTCATCATTGCCATATCGGCAAAACCAGCCTAGGCGTTCGGCGTATGGTCGAATGGGAAAGATGCGCCAATCCCGAAGCAAACGGCGATATAGCAAACGGCGTTAAAAGCGTTTATAAACTAGATAAAAAAGCATTTGGTGTTTACAAATCGGCCGAAGAACACACAAAAATCAAAACCAAACGAAGCAAAGTGATATTTATTTTGCCTTTGATTCTTATAGTAATTATATTCAGTATGTTTATTGCATATGGTAGTTATAAAGACATATCAAAACCGATAGACGTCAAAAAAACAACCGAAACAGACAGCAACCAAACCGTACAAAACACACAAACGGCACAACCTCAAATTGAACAAAGCGGTCAATATCCCCAACAAGAGCCGAAAACAACCGAAAAAGAGGAAGAAAAGCCCTATATCACACAGCAAGACTACGAACCAAGAATAGCAGAGCATCCAGAAACCGCCCCGATCTACGACAGTATGAACAAAGACTTTAAAGCCATGCCGTGGCCGTCTGCCTGCATCAAATCCGAAAAAGGCTGTAATTGTTACACCGATCAAGGCACAAAAATAAAAGAGATCAGCAAAAAAACCTGTGTCCAATATGTAAATGACGGCCTGCCCTTTAACCCCTACAAGACAAAACAGCCCGAATCGGCGGCAACGGAAGCACCAAAGGCACAGCACGAAACGCCTCAAGTCTTGACAATGGGTGGAAAGAGTCCGCAGAATTTGATGTATGACGGATACGGAGAAAAAGCCCTAAGTAACGAGGGCGGAAAGGTTAATTAGTGAATTCAGGTATAGCTTTTTTATTAGGGATTTGGGCTGCAACAACATATGAGCGTAAAGGCTGGCGAGGATTTTTTAAATATTTCGTTCTGCCGATGTTCATAATGTCGTTAATAGGAGCAGCAGTAATTATTTATTATGGATATAACGTAGCCAAATAGCCCACCCAAACACAAGTCAGGGGGAGGACGTCCAGAAAGTTTTGTAAAGGCGCGTTTTTTGCCTTTATAAAACTTTTTGGATACCCCTTGACGCTCACGCACCAAAAAACGCTAAAAAGCGGGGTTGGTGCGGTTTTTTGCGCCAACCCCTGCCACATGGCGAATGTCGCCGAAGGCAAGCAAACGATAAGCTTCAAGCCCTGAATGAGTAAATCAGCCCATTGAGGGCTTGGCGTTTGACGAAACACCAAGTAAAGCCCACGACTTCGAAAGCACGGCCAAAGCCATAGCTTGTAAAAAAGATAGAAGCGTGGGCTTTCGTACATCTACAGTTTGGACACTATCTAGGGCGCAACCCGAATTCATAAGGTAAAACACATGTACTTAGGCATAGACGTATCAAAACTCACAATAGATTGCTGTCTTATTTCAGACGGCCAAAACCATGAAAAAAGATTTAGCAACAACCCGAAAGGATTCCAGCTACTTACAGACTGGCTAAAATTTCATCAAATGACTTCAGAGCTGCATTGCTGCTGCGAAGCCACCGGAACATATTACGAACCGCTAGCCCATTATTTACATCAGCATTACACCGTTACGGTCGAGAATCCGCGAAGAATAAAAGGGTATGCTATAGCCGAACTTCAACGAAGTAAAACCGACAAGCAAGATGCAAGACTAATCGCACAATACTGCCAAGACCGGAAACACAAACTGAAAGCATGGATACCGCCGTCACAAGAACAGAAACAGCTCCAAGAACTCGCCCGATATTTAGACCATCTCAAACAACAACGTGCGACCGAAACCACCAAACTGCACGAAGCACCCGACTACATCGCCCCGCATATAAAAACCACCATTGAAAATCTGAGCAGCCAAATCCGTGCTATCAAAAAGCAACTGCTCCAGTTCTACAAGTCTCATCCCGATTACAATACGCAACGCAAACGCCTAAAGACCATTACGGGCATAGGGGAACAAAGCGCAGCAGTATTGCTTTCCGCTTACAAAAGACACCCTTTCTCCAACCAAAAGCAGTTTACTGCCTATCTCGGTTTAGACCCACGCAAAAACCAATCAGGAAGCAGCGTAAACGGCAAAAGCCGAATATCGAAAATCGGAAATGCCGACATCAGAAAAAGCCTGTATATGCCCGCCGTAGTTGCTTATCGCTGTAACGTCTTTTCCAATTTCGTAAACAGATTAAAAGCCAAAGGAAAGCCCATAAAACTCATACTAATAGCCATCATGCGGAAACTTGCCGTGATAGCTTTCAACTTATTACAAAACGGTCAAGATTTCGAGTCGGAAAGATATAAATGAAAATTTAACCTGGCTTTTTCTGGCGATTTTTAATTTACTGAAAAATAAATAAAAAATAATACACAAACCATTTAATATCGAACAAAACACCCTGAACAAATCAGGGTGCGTATTGTTGCAACTTTAAGAAATGTAAAGTTTATTGACTGTGAAATACACTATCTTTGCTTTAACGACATCATATCTATCTTAATAACGAATGAAATACGATTATTAATACCCTACCTCAAAAGGATA